TTCCTAAAGTAATCGCCGACTACCTCGTTTCTATACTCCTCCGACTTTGCAAAGTATTCTTTTCTCTGCTCTTCGGTCGGTTGACTATCCCAATCCAACTTCGGCTTGACTGCCTTGTTCGGATTGTGAGGGTTCATTCCGTATAAATCAAAACCCATTTTTTCCTCCTTTGTTAAAATTAAATCCTATTAAATCCTACAACATAGTCAACAAAAAAATAATTTATTTTCAACTAAAAAGTGATTGACACAAGATGTAGTGGGTGGTGCATGTGGGCGGGACCCACCCTTATTTTTTTTGTTAAGTGCATGTGGGCGGGACCCACCCTTATTTTTTTTCTGGGGCAGCTCACACCGCCCCAAAATTTTTATTTATCGTAGGATACTTTTTGACCCAACAAATCGAGAGCCAAAATATTTTTTTCGTGTCTCACGCACCAAAGTTGAAAACCTTTTTCTGTTGCTCCAAATTCATAATTTGCATATTCTCTCGGAGAAACCTCATCACCTATAGATTGCTTTGCACAAATTTCATCAAGGCATTCTCTACAATGATAAAAAGAAAAAATTTTATTTTTTACTTTTTTCATAAGTCCCTTTCTGAAAAATGTTAAATGTGATCGAGACAATGTCAGAATTTGCCGTTGTGTATCTTTCTCTGTCTCTGTCCCAAAAGGTCATATAACGTTTTCCTGTTTTTTTATTTATACCGATTTTACTTTTCTCGTCCCAAGTGCCTTTTCTCGAAACACTTTGACCGTGAAAATTTTCTTCGCCATTGATATATTGTGGTGTCCAAGTAACGAAGAATTTTGTTCCTTTGTTCAACATATTTATTTTTCCTTTCTATTGACAAATTTATCAGAAAATCCTATATTGTCAAATGAAAGGAGAAATAAAAATGGAAAATACACACTCAACATTTTTAGTGTTAAAGATAAGAGAAGATAAAAACCCAAAAGGCGAAACTGAAATTACGGTTTCTAAGGGTTTTGATACTCTAACTGATGCTAAAAATTACAAAGATGCAAAGGACTGTATCGAGAGACTCACTCCGTCAGAGTATTGGGTAACCTCGTATAAAATTCAACAAATTTTTTACAAGTCCTTTGTTCAAGACGAAAAAAAATCTTGGAAAGATTTAGTTTCGGCTTAATGTTGTAAAAAACTGGAGTGTTGCATTCGTGCAACACTTCAGAAAAAAATAAATTTTTTTCTTGACTGTTGTATTTTTGCAACAGGGAAGAGCATGTGGGCGGGACCCACCCCAGAAAAAAAATACAAAGTCCCAGAAATCTTTTGTTGACATCAATATTAATTAATATAATATCCTATATATTAACAAAGGAGAAATATGAAAGCAAAAATAAACACAACAGCAGCTGAGTTTAAAATCATTGAAGATAAAAAAGACGAGCCAAAATACAAAGAGGTTTCAAAGTTTGTAGGTGGCATGGTTGAGTGTATTACTTTTCCAAATGGTGATCTTTTGTTAATCAATGAAGAGGGCAAGTTAATTAACTTACCTTTAAACCCAGAGGCAACTGCATTGTGGCGTGCAACATTTGACAACGATAATTATATTACAGGTCGTAAAGACTTTGTTGTTGGCCCTGCAATCTTGATCAAGAAAGCTGCACTAAAATATTGGGCAGCTTAATAAGCTATGTAGTTCTTGCATAGGGTATCCTACAATATCCTATGCATAAACTGCATACCACCTGAAGTTGTGTAGAGAAGAGCATGTGGGCGGGACCCACCCTGGCGCGCTTCGCGCGCCTACAATTATAATAGAGGTACCAGACCGTTTTGGTTTTTTGACTTTTTTATTTTAGTCGATCCCCTTTTTTGCAAAAGGGATCCTAACGTATACCCCTATATAGCTTGATTTACACAATTTATCCTATAAAATACTTTGTGGTTCCATATGAAGCTAACCCTAGATCAAATAAATAAAATACCAGATGTTCAAGCTCGAGAAAAATTAAAGCGAGATATTATCGAGGGATACGAGTTTCAAAAGAAAGAAGCTGCAAAAAAAGATTTCCTAACCTTTGTAAAAAGAATGTGGCCACAGTTTATAGAAGGTAAACATCACAAAATTATTTCTGAAAAATTTAACAAGATAGCATCTGGTGAAAAGACCAGATTAATTATTAATATGCCACCAAGACATACTAAGTCTGAGTTTGCATCTTACTTCTTACCTGCGTGGATGATAGGAAACAATCCTGAATTAAAAATCATACAGGCAACACACACAGCAGAACTAGCCGTGAACTTTGGTCGTAAAACCAAAAATCTAATCGACTCAAAAGAATATCAAGATGTTTTTGCAACTAGACTTCAGGAAGACTCAAAGGCAGCAGGGCGATGGAACACGGCACAAGGTGGTGAATACTTTGCAGTCGGTGTCCAAGGTGCGGTGACCGGTAGAGGTGCTGATCTATTAATAATCGATGATCCACACTCCGAGCAAGATATGAACTCGAAGAATGCTTTTGAAAAAGCATACGAGTGGTACACGTCTGGACCACGACAACGTCTTCAACCTGGTGGTAGAATTATTTTAGTTATGACTAGATGGAGTAAAAAGGATCTAACAGAGATGTTATTGAAAGCACAGGTAGAAGAGAAAGCAGATAAGTGGGACGTTGTTGAGTTTCCTGCAATCATGCCAAGTGGTAAACCTGTATGGCCTGAATACTGGCGGCTCGAGGACCTTGAAGCTGTAAAAGCTTCTGCAGGAATAAGTAAATGGAATGCTCAGTACATGCAAGATCCAACCTCGGACGAAGGAGCATTGATCAAAAGAGAATGGTGGCAAGAATGGGAACACGAAGATATGCCAGTATTAGATCATATCATTCAAAGTTATGACACAGCATTTTTAAAAAAAGAAACTGCAGATTATTCTGCAATAACTACTTGGGGTGTTTTTAGACCAAATGAGGACTCACCAAGACAATTGATATTATTAGACTCGTTAAAAGGTAGATATGAGTTTCCAGAACTTAAAAGGGTCGCTTACGAACAATATAAATATTGGAATCCTGATACTGTATTGATTGAGGCTAAAGCATCTGGTCTACCATTGATGTATGAACTTAGACAGATGGGTATACCTGCAAATAATTACACACCATCAAAAGGACAGGATAAGGTTGCAAGAGTTAATTCTGTATCCCCTCTTTTTGAGGCAGGTATGATATGGGCTCCTTTGAAACAGGAGTTTGCTCAAGAAATGGTTGAAGAATGTGCTGCTTTCCCATATGGTGACCATGATGATTTGGTCGACTCTATGACACAAGCTGTTATGAGATTTAGACAGGGTGGTTTTATTACCTTGGATGATGACTATAAAGATAAGATGAAGGTGAAGAAAAAATATAAGTATTATTGGTAATGACATTCGTATTTAAACATCCTAAGAAATATAAAAAACTAACAACCACAGTGCCCCCTAAATCAGGGCCTACACCTCAAGGGTTGAATATTCAATATAATACTGTTAAAGATGTAAGATTGGAGAAAAAACATGGCAATAGACAAAAGCCTGCCAAACAAAAAGGTTGAGATACCTGGAATACAGGAACAGGCAGAAAAACAGATAGAGATTCAAGAAGAATTACCTAATCAAGGTGAAACAGAAATCACACCATTAGATGATGGTGGTGTTGAGATTAATTTTGAACCAGGAGCATATAGCCAAGAGCAAAGTGAAAGTCACTTTGATAATCTAGCTGAGTTATTACCAGAGGAAACACTAAATCCTCTTGGTTCAGAGTTAGCACAGAATTATCAAGAATATAAATCTTCAAGAAAAGATTGGGAAACTTCTTATGCAAAAGGTCTAGATCTTTTAGGATTTAAATATGAGACTCCTTCACAACCTTTCCAAGGCGCAAGTGGTGCCACGCACCCCGTGCTATCAGAAGCGGTTACTCAATTTCAATCCTTGGCATATAAAGAATTGTTACCTGCAGATGGACCTGTAAGAACAAGAGTTATTGGAGTTCAGACTCCACAAAAAAATGACCAAGCAAATCGTGTTAAAGAATTCATGAACTATCAGCTCATGGATGTGATGAAAGAGTACGAACCAGAGTTTGACCAAATGCTTTTTTATCTCCCTCTTTCCGGATCTGCCTTTAAGAAAGTCTACTATGATGATCTTTTAGGCAGGACGGTTTCTAAGTTCGTCCCTGCTGATGATTTGATAGTTCCATATAATGCAACCTCATTAGAAGATGCGGAGGCCGTGATCCATCGTATTAAGATCTCGGAAAATGATTTAAGAAAACAACAGGTCGCTGGATTTTATAGAGACATAGAATTACCAAGACCTTTCAATCAGGAGACAGAAGTAGAGAAAAAAGAAAGAATGTTAGAAGGAACCAAAAGAACTTTTAACGAAGATGTATACACGCTTCTTGAATTTCATATTAATCTAGATCTAGAGGGGTTCGAGGATCGTGGACCTAATGGCGCAGAAACAGGAATTAAACTTCCTTACATTGTAACTGTAGAAGAAGGATCAAGAGAGATTTTATCTATTAGAAGAAATTATGAGATAGGAGATCCTAAAAAACAAAAGATTCCATACTTTGTACATTTTAAATTTTTACCCGGTTTAGGTTTTTATGGTTTTGGTTTGATTCACATGATTGGTGGATTATCAAGAACAGCAACAACGGCACTAAGATCGTTGCTTGATGCAGGAACTCTTTCTAACTTACCCGCAGGTTTTAAGATGCGTGGTATTAGAATTAGAGACGACGCACAATCGATACAACCAGGAGAGTTTAGAGACGTAGACGCACCAGGCGGTAACATAAGGGATTCATTTATGACATTGCCATTTAAAGAACCGTCTGCAACTCTGTTACAGCTTATGGGTGTCGTGGTTTCAGCAGGGCAAAGATTTGCCTCAATCGCTGATCTTCAAGTAGGAGAGGGTAATCAACAAGCAGCAGTGGGCACGACAGTAGCTTTGTTGGAACGTGGATCTAGAACAATGTCAGCGATCCACAAAAGAATTTACGCTGCACTTAAAAATGAATTTAAATTAATGACAAGAGTATTTAAATTATACTTACCGAACGAATATCCATATGATGTTGTTGGTGGTCAGAGGATGATCAAACAGACAGACTTTGATGATAAGATAGACATTATTCCAGTTGCAGATCCAAATATTTTTTCTCAAGCACAAAGAATATCTATAGCCCAAACGGAATTGCAACTGGCTAGTTCCAACCCTCAGCTTCATAATTTATATGCTGCTTACAGAAATATGTATGAAGCTTTGGGTGTAAAAAATATTGATGCAGTTTTAAAACCACCAGCAAGACCCACACCTATGGATCCTGCAGTTGAACATATACAGGCTTTAGGAGGTAAACCATTTCAAGCTTTCAAAGGCCAAGATCATCAAGCACATATCACAGCTCATTTAAATTTTATGTCAACTAATATGGCCAGAAATAATCCTGTGGTGATGGCGAGTTTACAAAAAAATATTTTTGAACACATATCATTGATGTCTCTAGAACAAGTTGAGATGGAATTCCAAAGAGAGATTGTGACCTTACAATCTATGCAACAAAATCCACAGGCGATGCAGGATCCAATGATGCAACAACAAGTTATGGATCTAACTATGAAAATAGAATCTAGAAAAGCTGTATTGATTGCAGAGATGATGGAAGAATATTCTAAAGAAGAGAAGAAAATACTTGGTGATTTTGCAAATGATCCACTTGCTAAACTAAGATCTAGAGAATTAGACCTAAGAGCACAAGAAAATATGAGAAAAGAAAAGGAAGGTGAGGAGAGATTGAACCTAGATAAGATGAGAGCGATGATGAATCAACAAAACACAGATGAAAAAATGGATCAAAATGAAAAATTAGCAAAATTAAGAGCAGATACATCTATTCAAAAGACAGTTTTGAGTAAAACTTTACCAAATGCTAAAGATATGATGGGTGGATCAGTGATTATAGGGACAGATCAGGAGTAAAATGGACAAAAAACAGAAAAAAGTTGCTAAAGTTATGAGAGAATTTAAAAAAGGAAAGCTTTCTATTGGAAAATCTGATAAAAAAGTTAAAAATAGAAAACAAGCAATCGCAATTGCCTTGCGAGAAGCAAATATTAGGAGGAAAAATGGCAGAAAAAAATAAAAAAGACCTAAACCATGAAATGTTTACAAACAAAGATGGTTATGTTGAAGGTGGAGTAGAAATAGAAGCTACAAATCCACAAGAAACACAAGAACAAGAAGTTCAAGGTCAAGGAAACGTTAGACCAGAGAAGAAAAGAAAAGCTAAGTGGTACTAATATGTGGTTATCGGCAATAAAATTAGCCGTCTCTACTGGTAGTAAGCTTTATGCTAACAGGCAGAAGACTAAACAAGCGATGTCTGATGCAAGATTAATGCATGCAGAGCGTATGGCTCGTGGTGAGGAAGCTTATCAGGGCAAATTACTAGAGGCTCGACAAAACGACTGGAAAGACGAATTCGTTTTGGTGATTCTCTCGGCGCCCGTGATTGTTTTAATTTGGGCAGTCATATCAGACGACCCAACTGCGATGCAAAAGGTTGAATTATTTTTTCAATATTTTTCGCAGCTCCCTACATGGTTCACCAACCTGTGGATACTTGTAGTTGCGTCGATTTTTGGTATAAAGGGTACACAAATATTTAGAAACGGAGGAAAAAAATAATGGCAAATCCTAGATATAATACACAGACTACAAACAGACGTGGTGCTATGGGTGGTGGACGTATGAAAAAAATGGGTGGCGGAATGATGAAGCGACCTATGATGCAAAATGGTGGCAAATTAAAAATGGTTGAGAAAGCTGGTAAGAAAGTTCCTTTCTTTGCAGCTGATGGAAAAGGTTCAAAAGACCTTGGTAAAGCAGATAGAATGATGGCTAAAAAAGGTTCTATTCCACCTCAACTTAAAAAATTTGTTATGGCTAAAAAGAAAAAAGCCAAAATGAAAAAAAAATAATGGCGGGTAAAGGTTTATACGCAAACATACACGCTAAAAGAAAACGTGGAGGTAAGATGCGAAAGAAAGGTGCAAAGGGTGCACCGAAAGCGTCTGATTTTAAACGTGCAAAACAAACAGCGAGGAAATAATGACTAAACTATGTCCTAGAGGTAAAGCCGCAGCAAAGCGTAAGTTTAAAGTATATCCCAGTGCATACGCGAATGCCTACGCTTCTAAAATTTGTGCAGGTAAAATTAAAGATCCATCTGGTGTAAAAAGAAAAGATTTTAAAGGTCGTAAACCTTCTGCAATGGGTGGAAGAATTATGAAAGCAGGTGGTGGTTTAACAGAAGCAACTGCAAGATTAAAAAGACAAGGATATGGTAAAGGTGGCGGTGTTTGTATTAGAGGATTAAATAGAGAAGCCGTCGGAAAAAATTCATAATGCTATGGCAAAAAATGGTCTTGATAAATGGTTCAAACAAAAATGGGTAGATATTGGGAGCAAGCGAAAGGATGGTTC